AACCATTCATATTTGTTCTTTTTACACCTTGATCTTTTTTAGACCATTCAACAACCTCTCTTTCAAAAAGTCTATTATCGAGATTAACATCTTTAGCGTATATGATAGTCGGAAAGTATGCAGCTTTAATCATTTAAACGGTGTGCCTCCAAACCACATAACTAAAGATTTTCTATTACCACGTATTACTGGTGCAACTCTGTGTCTGATAAATGATGCAAAAAATATTGCTTGACCTTGTTTTAATTTTACAGACTTGCCTTCTTTCATTAATTCTAAATCACCACCCTCAAATTCATTTTGTGGAGACAATAAACAAGTCATAGATATTTTTCTAACCGGTGGTTCGTTTTGCATGTTCACATCATTGTCAACATGCCAGTCATAGAATCCTCCTTCTGGATATTCTGTATACTGTGCCATCTCTGTAATCTGCATTCCATCAAAACCAAAATGATTACCGTTTGTCTGTTTCATAGTTTTTTCAATTTGTTTATACATCTCATGCATTTTTTTAAATGGTATCCAACTAATGTGTGAGGTTCTTGTTTTAGTATCTATCACACCACCTTTACTTCCTCTATCAGATCCAACTGATGCATCATTTCTAGGCTCACTTCTTCCTGCGTTGATTATCATCTGACACTGTTCAGGTGTAAACATAGGTTCGTTAGTCTGAACTATAAAGGATCTCCAACGTGGTTCTGTTATCATGCTGCGCCTCTATTCTTTATTGGATCAAATTTAACATCACAGTTTGCGGCAAGTGTTCTTCTAATCTCATTCGTTCCATTAAATGGATATACCACATGTCTCATGTCATATGGAAAGATGTAAAAATCTCTAAGATCCATTGGTGGTTGATAATCTACCTTTGCAAACTGACCATTAGCTGCACCTAGTATTTGTAATCTTCCATTCTGTTGCACGTGTCCTGCTGAATATTCTCTACCATATGTTGATGGTAATTTTAGAATCATCACACTAGATAAACCCGTAAACAACATACCTCTGTGTATGTGTGCAGGATTATACTCGTGTTGTTTCATTTCGTTAACCCAGATAGAATTAAGATGTAAATCGTAATCTCTTATCTTATTAAATGCTAGATAGTGTTTAAACATTTCTAAAAAATAATGTGTGACTGTTCTAGGTAATCTGTTATGATTTTTCATCTTTGTCTGATCAGCTCCATGATAGAATAACGAGTGCTCATCCTCTATCTTGCCAACCAACTGTCCATTAGCTTTATCTAATCTGTTTTTATTAACTTCATAGATGTGATTGATTGTGTGAAAGACATCAAGTGGCACCTGATATTTTAAAACTGATTGACCTAAAAATATAAAATCAAACTTTGGGTTTGTCATCTTGAGTAATTTGTTCTTTCTCTTTGTAACTACTTTCTAATTCACCAGATTTTTTTATCCTCTGTAATGATTGTAATTGTCCCATTACATTAAATATCTCTGCCTCACTTGAGTTTTGATTTAATGTTTTTGCTTTTTCAGCATACTGTAATCCATAAGATTCTAATTGATGAACATTTACATCTTTGTCATTAAACGATCCATCGTTAAATTCTTTCTTTAGTTTAGACCACATTTTAATTTCTCTCATTCTATGTCTCGCAACTTTTTCCATTGATGCTTTACCAAACCTAGCCTCATCTAGATCTATCTGATATTTGGTTCTCTTATATTCGTCCTCTTCGTTATCAATTTTTTTTTCTAACCAAGTGATTTTTGCCTCGTTTCTTCTGTAATCAAATGACAAAGCCATAAGATTATCTAGATAACTGGATTGTTCTCTGACACACTGCCAATACTTTGCAGCTTTTGTTGGGTATCTATTATCCTGTAGTACAGAAAACCTTGCCTCTGTTTCTGTTCGAAACATTTGTTTCTTGGTCCATGTGTCACGAAGCTCGTCCACCATACCTTTAAACGATGATAGATCTTCCTGTGATAACAGATTGTTTAGATGAGGTTCCTCACCCTGTATTACTTCTCTTACATCTTTTTTCATATCTTTATATCCTTCTATACTTTCTTATATACTCTATTTAAAAATTATTACAAGTATTAAGAAGCTGTGAATGTCACTGTTGTGAGAGTAGGAGCATTCCATTCTTCTGTAAGAGCTCCAGGAGGATAACCACCTCCAAAAGCAACAGCTGCAGTAATTGTTCCTGTTCCCTCAAGAGCACTTCTAGGTGAATTTAAATCGTTCGTTTCAGTCCAAGCTGATCCATTCCATTCTTCTGTCGCTGCCGTTGCAGATGGTGTAGCACCACCAAAAGCCAAAGAACTTGTGTTACTAGCTCCTGCAGAACCTAAAGATCTTCTAGCTGTGTTTAAATCTGCAACTTCAGTCCAAGCGCTTCCATTCCATGACTCTGTCAAAGCATAAATAGGAGTGTCCCCTCCAAAATATAAACCTGAAGTTAAAGTTCCATTTGCTGCAGCGTTTCTTCTTGCTGTATTTATGTCTGCTACTTCAGTCCAGCTGCTTCCATCCCAAGATTCTACCACAGCGGTTGAAGCTGTATCATAACCTCCTATGCTTAATGCAGAGGTATTGCTAGCACCCAAACCTTGATTTAATTGTCTTGCAGTATTTAAATTTGCAACTTCAGTCCAGCTGCTTCCATCCCAAGATTCTGTGTTTGAAGTGTAATTAGGAGTCCCGTCATCTCCACCATAAGCTAATGCTGATGTTTGAGTTCCATTACCTCCAAACTCCTGTCTTGCAGTGCTCATGTCAGCGACTTCAGTCCAACTAGATCCATCAAAAGTTTCTGTTTTTCCTGTTCTAGGCGGTGATCCACCAAAAGCTAAACCTGCTGTTTGTGTTCCTGCTGAAGACGCAGCACCTCTTCCAGTATTCATATTTCCACTAGTAGCCCAAGTTCCTGCAGGATTAGATGCTAACCCTTTCATAACTTGTTCAGTTGAATTGTACCACATCTGTCCACTAACAGGTGCAGGTGGATCTGTTGTGACTGTTATTATATGTGTTCCGCGTATGTCTTTGTATGTTGTCATAATTAATCTGTACTTATTGTCTTATCAGTATTACTTGTTGAACTCCACTCTTCTGTTACTGCTGTCACTCCGCTAGATGGACCTGTTCTACCAGCAGCTATGAAAGCTGATGTTGATGACCCTCCAGAACCAGCACCATCTCGGTCTGTACTAAGGTCTGAGTTTTCTGCCCAACTAACTCCATTCCAATCTTCAGTATTTGATAAACTAGCTCCATCTGGTGGGTTAGTATCTCCACCGATAGCTAGGGCTGATGTGTATGTCCCAGCACCATTTAAAACATATCTTGCAGTATTTAAATCATTAAGTTCAGTCCAAGCGGATCCATTCCAAGACTCTGTAACAGATTTAAGAGAACCAGAGGGACCACCACCAAAAGCAAGTGCCGCTGTTGCAATCCCAGCTCCACCCATTTGTCCTCTTGCGGTATTCAAATCGGCGACTTCAGTCCAAGCGCTTCCATTCCATGATTCTACTTGTGCTCCTGGCACTGCAGGATCAGCATTTCCACCAAAGAATAAGGCAGAAGTATTATCAGCTCCAGCACCATATGCAGAACCTCTTTCAGTATTTAAATCTGCAACCTCAGTCCAACTTGAACCATTCCAACTTTCAGTTTGAGCATAATCTGTAGGGTTTCCAGCGTTTCCTGAATAAGCCAGTGAGGAAGTTTGAGTTCCATTACCAGCTATGGCTTGTCTTGCTTGATTTAAATCTCCAACCTCTGTCCAACTTGTGCCATCATATTGTTCTGTTAACGCTGACATAGGTGAGGGAAGACTCCCTCCAAAAATCAATCCTGCTGTTGTAGTTCCAGAACCTGCTAAAAATCTTCTTGCTGTATTTGCAGTTCCACCACTGGACCATGCTCCTACAGTTCGTGTTGAACTCCATTCTTCTGTTGCTGCTGTAGTGGGTGGTGTTGTTCCACCAAAAAGTAAAGCTGAAGATGGATTACCGGTTCCTGCTGTTTTAGCTCTAGCTGTGCTTACATCTGCTGTTTCAGTCCAACTAGATCCATTCCATAATTCTGTTTTTGCTTGATAATTACTATTATCATCTCCTGCAAAAATTATACCAGCTGTATTGTCTGTTGCCCCGCCTGCTAATTCTTTTCTTGCAGTATTTACATTAGCGGTTTCTGTCCAACTAGACCCATTCCAAGATTCATTATTTGCTGTTAAACTTGGTGTTGCTCCAGTGGCCGCTATTGCAGATGTTTGAGTTCCTCCTCCAGCAAAATAAAATCTAGATGTACTCATATCTGCAGTTTCTGTCCAAGTTGATCCATTCCAAGATTCTGTTGCTCCTGTTAGTGAACCAGTGTTACCAGAATAATATAAAGCTGCTGGTTGAGTTCCAGCTGCTACACCACCATATCTTCCACTGTTTAAGTCAGCGACCTCCGTCCAGCTACTTCCATCCCAAGATTCCGTATATGCTCTAACAGATCCATCATATCCTCCAATACTTAAAGCTGCTGTATATGGACCTGTGCCTCCCATATATCCCCTTGCATTATTTAAATCCGCAACCTCAGTCCAAGTAACTCCATCATAAGATTCTGTTACTCCAAGGTAAGTAGTTGTGTATCCTCCAAAAGCTAAAGCGGCTGTTCCTATTCCAGCTCCTCCTGCAAATGTTCTAGCAGTATTTAAATTACCACCAGTTCTCCAAGAAGATACTTTATTTGGTATTCTATATCTAGCGACATTGTCCGTTGTATTATACCATAGCTGTCCCTCTATCGGGTTATCAGGGTTAGTGGTATAGTCCCGAACTTTAAGTCCTCTTATCTCTTTATAAGTTGACATCTAAATTTTTATTCCTCCAATGTTACATCAGCAGGTCTTGGGTTTAGCTCATCAGCTTTTTCTTCATCTGTCTGAGCGTCCCACGCAGCTTGCGCTGCCTGAACCTCTGCATCAACTAATGCCTGAGCCTCATCTTTTGTTTTGACTGCGCCCGCTACTTTGGCAATCCAAAGATTAGCATGTTTGTTGTATGCAGGAACTTGCCAAACATTAGCTGGATAGCCTCTAAACGTGATTCTAAAAGATTCATCGTG